ATATTATTAGCATGCTGAATGATTCTGGTGTAAGTTCTTCTAATAGAGGTCAATTCAGAATCAAGGGCGTTAGCGACGTTTTAAAGTATGTTGATGTATACAATCCCAATGGTGCAACAACGGGTGCAGGGGTTGCAGAAGTTACTTCAGTAACAACTGTAGCTGATACAGTTGGCTCTAAGACTTCAAGCACCATATCGTCTATTACTTCTGCTGCTGCACTTGACACAAAATGGTTTAAGCTTACAGATTCTGCGGGACTTGTTGCTATATATTACACAACTAGTTCAATTCCAACAGCTGCATCGCTGGGTGTTAATAGGATTATCCCCGTCACGATAACTGGTGTAGAAACTGCAGCAGTTGTAACACAGCTAACATCAGGCTATATCGACGCAGATCCTGAATTTACTGCAACGTACATAGGAACCACAGTAACTGCTGTTAACGCTGATAATGGTGCTTTTGCTGTTGCTCTTGACGGCACTAATGCGACAGGTTTTGGTTTTGCGGGCACAATTGGTGTAGCAGACAACAGCATTAATGGCAAGTACTTCGTACTTCAGGATGTATCTGGCAGCGTTGCTTTTTGGTACGATGTTACAGGTGTTACACCTGAGCCTCTTCATGGCGCTACTAGGTCAGTAAGAATAAGCTCTATTGTTGCTGGCGATAGCGCAAACACTGTTGCAACAAAGACTGCTGTAGTAGTAAATGGTGATGTAGCTTATGCATCTGCCACTGTTCTATCAAATGTTATTACAGCCACAGATGCCGCAACTGGTGGAAGGCCAGCAGCTTCTGCAGGAACGTCAGGGCACACCGTTGCTCAAGTAACAGCTGGTGTAAATTCCACTCCTGAGATTATTTCAATAGCTACGTCTATACTAGTATTCCCATTAACTGGAACAGCTGTTTCTGATATTGTAGACAAGATTAATGCAGACAGCACTGTACTGTATGCTGCAGTAGTCGATGGCACCAATCCTATTGTAAAAGCAACTCGGGATGAGGAGTATACACCAGCTGGTCCTACCAATTACAGCGTATCGCTATCTTATGGTCATGATCCAGATCCATTGAATGCAAAATCAAACTGGGTAAACTTGTATGATGGCATAAACTGGGTTCGCCAATTTGAGAATACTGCTCCCAACTTCTCACTGAAGACGGCTATGGTTCTTCAGGGTGTAGCAACTACTGCTTATTCGATAGAGACTGCTCCAAACCATGATACAACAGACCTTGGCGAGTTCTTCAAACTAGTTCCTGTTACACTAAATAACACATATCATCATTTCACACAAAAAGCTTTATCACAACTTCCGATTGTTTCGGAAGTCGCTATATCGAGTGGCATCAAGAAAATACAAATTAAGTCTAAACAACTTGGTTCTGCTGGAGCTGTAGAAGTTGTTGGCGGCAACGCTAATAGCGTTAGTCTTTCCGTAATTGGTGACGGACAAGTTTCCGCAGGTGCTATAAACGATCTTCTTGAAGTAAGAACTGCAGCTTTCCCTGTCACACTAACTAAGGGTGACTATGTTGAGATTGTTAATGGAAAAACTACGAAGAGAGCTTCTAAGCTTAAATCCGGTGATTCTATTGATGTGTTTAAGGGTGTAGGTAGTGCGACTGAATATCGCTGGAATTACAAGGACACGCAGTTTAGTTCATATGTTCGCTTTACTATTGCGGATGTATCTAGTTCTTATGGCAGAACTGGATCTGGAACAGTCTGGCGCTGGACTCATAATGATAGCGGCTCTTATTTTGACATTGTTGCTGCCGTAAATGGTGCTGCATCTATTGGACCAGACGATGAGATAGCGGCAGGTATTACCGATGCTGCTAATCTACGGTTTGAACTGCTTACGCTTGGAACAGCATCAACTAAGCAGCAGTTCAAACTAACAGTTAGCGGTGTTCCTACCCAAGCTGACTACTTTACATTCCAAAGCGCAAGTGGCGTCACTTTTGCTGTGTGGTTCTCTGTTGATGCCAATCTAACAGCTCCAACTGGAGCAACTTATACAGCAGCTACGAATAAAATCCGTGTTGATATTTTTAGCACAGATACAGAAGACCAGATTGTTTCAGCTCTCTCTATTAAACTGTTGGCTACATCGTCTTTCACTACGCACTTTGCAGGCTCTCAAACACAGGGTGCAAATCTAGATGACGTAGAGATAGGCGACCTGTTGTGCGCATACGATACTTTTCCATCAACCTGGAGTAGCGGAAATAAAGCTAAGGTTACTGGCGATGCCAACATTGCTGGTCTACCAATTATCAATAAGAATGCTACATCTAGATGGATCGATGTTGTCAATCCAGATGGTGTAGCTATGACTAATCAAGCTATAGATACTGGAAGTGTTGGCATCACTCCAACTCCTTCTATTAAGTGGAATCTAAAGCATTCTGCTAAAACACCACTTGTTAAGATTACTGTTTTAACTGGTACGGCAACTGCTACCACCACTGTGCAGCATGGCTTAAAAGAAGGCGATACGTTCACCGTTACGGATAACAGCGTAGTTCCTTCTACATTCTTGGTGTTAACTGTCCCTAGCTCCCTATCGTTTACATTTGCAACAGCGACAGCAAATGGGGATTACTTTAAAGGACATGTTATAAGAAGCGATCGCGCAGTAACGCGCTATATCGTTGAATCTATTGGATTCAATAATCTATATAAGCTTCGTTGGATTGATGGCGATACACCGCGCTTTATTGATTGTGGTGCAGCAGTCGATGATATGTTGTTTATTTCAGGTGAAACCTTTAATAGTGGCAACTCTGGTACTTTTAGGATACAAGGTGTTACGAACGATTCGATTATCTTTCAAAATGCCACTGGTGCAGAACAACTAGACACACTGGTAGGGTTTAATAACCTGAATTTAAGTGTTAGCTGGACAGCAAATCTTGATCAAATAACTGGCGCTGCTGGTGTATTTGAAAACCTAAACATAGGTGACTGGGTTAAGAAGAAAGAAGATCCAGGAACACTGTACCGTCAGGTTATTGGCAAGAACACAGGCTCCTTCGACACTGCTACAATTATAACCCTTGGCGGAAATTACCAGGGAACGACATCTTCATCTCTTGGTATTTCGTTTGACCAGAACTCAGACGTTAGTAAAGGCGTGTATCTTCAGGGCGTAGATGATATCCAGATTTATGAGGGCGATTCAGCTCGAATTGATGACACGCTGTTTGTGGACAATATCGCTAATACTAGCTGGTTCAGCTCTACTAATGCAGGATCTTTTAGTCTTGTTCAGATTGGTAGTACTGCAGATTGTCGCCCATTTGTTCGAGTTAATAACTCAGTAAGTCAAACACAAAGTGCCCGCCAGATCTCTGTAAGTCCAATCGGGTTCTTCCTTATCGAAGGACTAGCCAACACGTATAGAAGTTTAAGGCGAGTAGAGCATACTGTGGTTGATGCTTTTAACCCAAGTCGTCGCCATACGTTTCTAACTCCTGCTACTAGAGCATATAAGATATCTCAGACCAGTGAGTCTACCGTAGTGCCTACTGGCAAACTAGGATATCCGGTCGACGTGACGTCTGGGGTAGATGGGTATAGCTACTATACAGGCTTAATGCGTACTGTTCAGCGTATCGTTGACGGCTTTGAACCTGATTCAGCTACATACCCAGGTCGTAGGGCAGTTGGTGCTATCATTGAACCTCTACCGCCGCTTATTAAGCGTATCAGTATGACTATTCAAGTTGCTACTAAAGAGGGTGTTAACCTGAACGATATTACAAATGATATTAAATCTGCTACAATTAGCTATGTTAATCAATTAGGTGTTGGTGGTGCTGTTATTCTTGCTGAGGTAGTTGTTAGCGTTATGGGCATTTCCGGTGTTGAAGCTGTAACCGTAAGCTCTTCTCTTGCATCTACTGAGGGGCGTATCCCAGTATCCGATAATGAACGTGCGTTCGTCGAGCCAGCAAACATAAGCGTAGCATAATATGGCAAATAATAAAACACGTACAGACCGCATCCATGATGGATTGCCTCGTCATTTTAAGACTAGGCAGAATCCTAATTGGAAAGCTCTTGTAGAAGCACTAGGTGAATCAGATCAGCGGCTGGCGGATCTCACTGAAGAAGTGCGTCAGCAGTTCTTTGTTAAAACAGCATCTCGTCCATATATCGATAGGTTAGGATCTAACTTCAATGTGTCTCGCCCTAGATTTGTTGGTATGCAAGATGCTGACTTCCGCCGCTATATTCCGATATTAGCTTATCAACCTAAGCAAGTTAAGCTTGTAATGGATCTACTGCTAGATGTTTTCTTTTTTAAAGAAACAACGACATCTTTTACGCAGTCGATTAGTGCAGCCCCTTTTGTCTTAAGAGATGGTTGGGAACTAGAGTATATGATAGATCAGATACACCAAGAGCGAATTGTATTTAATACCGAGAATTTTACAGATATTTCTGCTGCTACGGCTGAAGAGGTTGCTGGCACTATAAATAGGCAAGCCACTAATAGCTTTGCAGTTGTGTTTGACGATCGAATTCAAAAGAAGAAGTTTATTCGCTTGTTCTCAAATACTGTAGGTTCAAAGGGATCTATACAGATTACTGGCGGTCGGGCAAATATAGGATTTCGGTTTAAGGGCTTTAATGAGGGAGCTGGGGCTAGTACTGGGACTACATGGGCAATTACCAAGAGCGGTGATACTATGACATTCCAACACACAGCTGGAGCAACGCCTAATCTAAACCAAGTACAAGCTGGCGATGTTGTAGTCATTGATATTCCTGGAAATACCGGATCTTTTGTTATTCAAACTATTGATTTATCGACATCCTCATTTACGTTTATTAACCTATTTGGTACAGTTGGCACACATACGCATACATCGCTAACGGCATTAAAATTCATATCGCCATTAAAGCTAGTGATTTATAAAAATGATACTCGCTCTGTCGTATGGGAAGTCTCTCCTGGGGATATTATTGTAGAGATGCCAGCCTCACCTCCTGTTGTAAAAAGAAGTTTAAATGGATCAGCGCACTTCAATGGCCTGTCAGAGCTAGTAACTAACAGATTAAGTGCAACTACTCTAGAGATAGCTAATGCCACTGATTGGCCGCTTAATGGCGGACAATTCATTATTAAAGAGCTTAAAGAGATAAAGACACACGTTCTTACTATTTCAGAAGACACTGTCATATCTAAAGATTTTAATACTAGATTTGACAAAAAGCAAATATACAGCTACACTTCAAAGACGGGTAACATCCTTAATGGAGTTACTCCAGATCTGCCTATAGTAGCTGCGCTATATGAGGCCAATGTAACTACAGCTACGCGTGCAGGGACTACAGTGACGGTGGTGACCGCTACTCCACATGGGTTTGTAGTAGGTGAGGGCGTTAAGGTGCAAAACACTGCGACAGATGCCACTATGAATGGCACCTTCATAATAAAGTCTATATTATCACCAACATCTTTTACCTATACAGCTGCTGGACCAGCTGGTGTAAATACAGGCGGCGTCTGCCGAACAGAACGCATTGGTATGTCTAATGATGGCAGTATAGCCTACCTAACTAGCGCACAGATAAACACCGGTATCTTAGGCCCATATGAATGGGATCTTGGTGCTGCATTTGTACTGTCGTCCCTTACATCAACGATTCAAACTGAAATTAAGGCAGGCAACAACGTTAGGACAATGCCTATCGCCTCTCCTAATAACATAGACGATACAGAATCATTTGCCATATTTGACTTTGGAACAGAGTTTGAGGAAGGCCCTGTTAGGGTCTTATATAAGCCTACGGCTAACTCTGTCCAGCTAGATCCTGCTTATATATTTAAGCAAAATCATGCAGTAAACTCAAGCATCACAGTGATTCGCAGGCGCGGCGCTATAGTGATGAGTGGAACTGGTAAAGAGTATAGCACCTATATAACAGATCCAGGTGTAGCTAGGGAGCTTCTGCAGAATCTGATGCATGAAGTTAAGTCTGTGGGAATATTCATAGAATTCCTTGTTCGTTTCCCAAAACAGATATACGGCACTCTAGATGTTTATAGAAGCAATAGTGACACACTATATCCTGTAGGTCAGCAGTAGTCGCGGTATAATTTTAAGTGAACTAGGGCAATGGAGAATTAACTTGGCAGTACTAGGAAGACTATTACTTGGTAGCGGAGAGCGTCTGGATCTTGCGGATGTTTTATCGCTAGATTCTTATGTTGCCGCTGACTTTAAGTATCTTATCCAGAGTTTTGTTGGTGCGAATAAACCATATGTTCTCTATGGCTTAGATGTTATAAGCCCTCAGGACTCTATTGGTACTGAGAATATCTCTATTCGTATCGCAGAATCCGTAGTGTATTACCCTGGCTCACAAGCTGGGGCCTTCTATTATGGCCTTAAAGAAGGCGATGTAAATGCCCAGCCGCTTGTTCCTGAGCTTAAAAAGAATGCAACTAACTTTGTTTATCTGACTTTTAGTACATTTGATACGGCTAAAGATAGTAGGGCGTTCTGGGATCCGGACCAAAATGGTGGCGCTGGTGGCGAATTTAGCCAAGATGTAAACACTGAGACAGCCCTTAAATTAGAAGTAA